ATAGCGAATAATGCGATACAAAAAGCCTTGGAGAACATGGATTTTCCCAAAGCCGTGGGTATGGCCGTCAAAAAACTACAGGGGAGAGTTGAATAAGTGAAGCTCAATCTCGGTTGTGGGGAAAACAAAAAAGACGGGTTTATTAATGTCGACAAATTCGGCAACCCTGACGTGAAGCACGACCTCGAGGTATTCCCCTGGCCGTGGGATGACGACAGCGTTGATGAGATTCTCATGAATCATATCCTTGAACACCTTGGCGAAACGACGGAAGTATTCCTTGGGATTATGAAGGAAATGTACCGGATATGTAAGGCAGGGGCAAAGATTATGATTAATTGTCCTCATCCTAGACATGACGATTTTATCAGCGATCCTACTCATGTTCGGCCTATTATCCCAAGGATGTTTGATTTGTTCTCGAAAAAGAATAACGAATTGTGGATAAAGGGCGGCTTTGCTAATTCCCCGCTTGCCATTTATCTTGATGTTGATTTTGAAGCAGAGGACGTGAAGTATTGCCTGGATAGTCCCTGGAAAGAGGAATTTGCCGATGGGGAAATTTCGGCAAAGCAGATAGATGCTATGGTACGAATCCAGAATAACATAATCAAGGAAACAAAAACAGTTTTGCGGGTTGTGAAATGAAGACTTGTATCTATGAAATGCCTTGTCCCGGGTGTGGGAAAAAGGTGCGGCGGGAAACAAGCCTTGGGGTATCGGAAGAAATGATTAATTACGAGTTGAAATACGTGGATTTCGAATGTCCTGATTGCAAAACGAAGTTTACCATCTCCCTAAAACCAGAGGTGCCGGAGATTCAGGCACGATGGGAAGTGGGGGAGGATATGGGATAGATTTTAATCAAATAAAAGGATTAACAATGTCTGATTTTTTAAAGATCGAATCCCTTGAAAACTGGGTTGCTTGGGATTATTTCCGAAATCAATTAGGGTGGGCGATACAGAAGATTGCCTATGAACTGGATGTGAATGAACGGAAGCTTGTGGAATGGGTGAATGCCCGGTCGGCAGCAATGACGCGTCTTGCAGGCCAGCAACCGGGGAAAGTCAAGAAGATACGCGCCGAACTGCAAAAGAAATACCCCACATCTCAGGCAGTTGACCGGGAGATGCTAAATATCGACATCGCCAAAATCGCTAAATTATTGAAGAAGGATTTCAGATTGCCGGAAATCGCAAAGAAGCTTAAATACAAATATGATGACTTCATTTTTGCATACAATAAACGGCTCCCGGAAATAAACGCAAAATTGCGTAACTTGTGATTACCCAATAAATTGGGCATACGCTCAATTTATTAGGCAATCCTGCCAGTCTCGAAACAACTCACTAGAGTCGAGAGATATCAGGTGGTATTGCGTCGATAGTGGAGAAGCTAATTACGCTTTAGCTATCACGGCGTAACCACCGGAGGTATTGGAACAAAGGGGGGTCCAGTATCGAAATCTAAAACTGGTAGAAATCTACATGAAAAATGGAAAACGAAAAAATCAAACTTAGCGACCTTGAAAAAAGAGTCGAGGATACGGCGGTAGATGCCGCCCAGAAAGCTATCCAGGCACTTCTTGAGGAACAGGTTTCCGATCACATAAAGGGGCAACTCACGGAAATGCTTCCTGATGCTTTAAGCCAGATGGTCACCGTTGAGAATCCAGAAGAAAAAGCAGCTAAAGAAAAAGCCGATCAGTTTGAATCGGGCGAATCGTTCCTGAAAGCCCTGGTTACGCAGAAACGAGGTGGAGAGTCAGATCCCCGCTTAGTTTTTGTTACCAAACAGGGCGAAGTAAAGACAGCCGGCCATCTCGAGATCGGAGAAGATTCACAGGGTGGATTTCTTGTCCCCGAAGTTTACCGCAAACAGTTGCTTGAAATTGCTCTTGAGAATTCCGTTGTTCGCCCTCGCGGCGCAACCATTATCCCCATGACTACAGATAGCGTGAAAATTCCCTATGTGGACGACACCTCCCATGCGAGTACGGTATTCGGCGGAGTTGCCGGCGCATGGACGGCAGAAGCAGCCCAGAAAGAATCGTCAAAGCCCACCTTCGGGCAGATGGAACTTACGCCTCATAAATACGCCGGCGTTACCTATGCATCCAACGAATTGATCGATGACAGCATGTTTTCGCTTGCTGCCCTCATCAAAAAGATGTTCGGTTCCGCCTGGGGTTACTTTGAGGATGATAGTTTTCTTGTGGGAACAGGCGCCGGTCAACCGCTTGGAATCCAGAATTGTGGATGTACGATCAACGTCCTGAGACACACGGCTACCGAGGTAAATCTCGAAGATGTCTCGGAAATGTGGATGCACTTGCTGCCTACTTCTCAGCGGAATGCGTATTGGATCGCCAATCCTACCATCATTCCGCAGTTACTTCAAATGGGTTCCGGTAACGCGGCTGACGCATCGGGAAAGAATCTTGTCTACATTGATAAGGTTAACGATGCTCCCGTTTGGAAGATTTGGGGGAGACCTGTTGTTTTCTCAGAGAAGATGCAGGCTCTTGGCACGCAGGGTGACATTGGCCTTTACGACTTCCGATATTACCTCATTGGTGATAGGCAGTCCATCACGATTGATGCGTCTGAACACATTCGTTTCGATCATGACGAGACTTGCTGGAGGTTCGTGTTCCGCGTGGCCGGTCAATGTTGGCCGCAGGCTCCGATGACTCTTAGAAGAGGTGGCATAACTCAATCTCCTTTTGTCCAGCTAGACGCCGACACAAGCTAATAGATTAGACGATGAAGTATAAAGAAAAAGACGGCGGATTTTCAAGTCTAGGTGAATTCCTTGTCAAGGTCCGTAGGGCTTGTGATAGAGAAGGCAGTCCGGACAGTCGGCTAGAGCGGTCAGAAAAGACGACGGGACATATGGAAATTGGCGAGGACAGTCAAGGCGGATTCCTGGTCCCCGAGCAATATACTGCTGAAATAATGCAGGCTGCGCTTGAGGGAGCGATTGTGAGGCCGCGGGCGAGGGTTATCAATACTACGAGTGATTCCTTGAAAATTGGGCGATTGGTCGAATCAGACCGGAGTGCTAATTATTTCGGGGGCATCACGTTCAAGTGGCTTGCAGAAGCAGTACAGAAATCATATACCAACAGGATAACCAAGCCCACCGTAGGGCAACTCGAACTCACGCCCCACAAGGTGGTGGGAAGCTGTTTTGTTTCCAACGAACTAGAGGATGATTACGGGGCTTTTGGCGACTTTTTTAAGCTCTCATTCGGTCAGGCCATACGTTTTGAGGAAGATTATCGCTTTATCTGGGGTACGGGTGCGGGACAACCGTTAGGGGCAGCCAATGCCGGAAACGGGAGCCGTATCGAGGTGCCGAGAATGCAGGTAAACGAGATCGTATATCAGGACGTTATGAACATGGCCGAGAGGCTTTTACCGGGTTGCTGGAACTTGAAATCAACCGTATGGCTCGTTAATCCCGATACGATAGATCAGATCGCGGAGTTGGATTCTGTTGAGACCGAGGTGGTAAACATTGTCGATCTCAATACGAGGAAGATCCTGGGGTTTCCTTTTATCGTTACGGAAAAGGCGTCTCCATTGGGGACTGCCGGGGATATTATCCTTGCCGATTTCAGTCACTACGTCATAGCCGACAGGGGATTAGTTATAGCAGCGTCCCGTCATGTTGAGCGATCCGACATCGGATTTTCAACTGACGAGACATTCTGGAAGGTACAACTCAGGATAGATGGGCAGCCGATTCTTACGGATCCCATCACACCCTTTCAAGGGGCGAATACCCTGAGTCCCTTTGTAGTGTTAACCGATTACGTAAGCTAACGGAGGAAAAAGTGGGAAACGTACACAAGTACACACAACACTACAGACAGATTGCTGGTGCCATGTCGAAAGAGTTAGGGGCAGAGACCGATATTGCCGATGCCATTCAGACCCCGACGTTTGCTAATATGGCAAACTATGACCTTATCGTGGGGTTTGGTCAGGTATCGCACGTTATGCCCGCACAGGTTATCACGCTTCAAATGTATGAAGCAACCGACGCAACCGGGGGTAGCGCACAGGCCATAACTGGGGCAACGGATACCTATACATCGGTCGCAACTGCTTCGCTTGATGTTCTTGTGGCGCAGGTGAGGGGTGAAGACCTCTCTGCCGGCTATCAGTATGTTGGTGCTCGGATTACGACCAACGATACCGATGGTTCGGAGTGCGCCTCAGTCTTCCTTGATGAAGGAAGGGCAAGATACAAACAGGCGACATTGCCAGCATAGTCTGGTGTTAGAACGATAAAAACGGGATAGGGGGTGGAGAGACGCTATGCGACTCTGCGACCCCCGACTCCCTTTTTTCTGGAAGGGTAATCCATGAAAATCATCTGGAACAGCTCAACGCCTTTAGGTAATAGTGGCTATGGAAATATTACCAGGGAGCTTGTCCCTCGTCTTATCAAAGCGGGCCATGATGTAAAAGTTGCTATAAAGCACTGGCATTATGGGTGGTATGATGATTGGAAAGGCGTGGAGATGTTTGAGGGGCTTCACCTTGATCATCTTTGCAATATGATTGCACGGGAAGGCATCGATTATATCATAAGCTGTTGGGATATTTGGCTCCTCCATACTAAGCGACATTTCCCGAAAGACAAATGGGTTGCGTATGCTCCCATAGATACGGAATGGATTGCCCAGAGATACAAGGAAGTCCTGTTGGGGACGGACATGCCCGAGGCGAACCGAGGCCCGGGTAGTTTTATTGCTATGTCAAAACACGGCTCAAGGGAGCTTGAGAGTATCGGTATCAAATCCCTATATGCCCCAGTTGGGGTTGATACCAATATTTTCAAACCCGATTCCGAGGGACGGGCAGAGCATAGAAAGGCGATGGGGGCCGATGATGATAATTTCGTTATCGGTACGGTGGGGCTTAATTACGGTGACGACAGAAAGGGGTTTATCCAACTCCTGATGGCGTTTAAGGAATTTGTGGGGATACATCCCGAGGCAAGGCTTTATTTGCATACCCATGCCGCAGGGAAGCGTGAGAACACATTGAATTTTGCCGCAATTAGTGAACACTTGGGATTATATGATGAGGTGATTTTTGCCAACCAGGAAGGTATTGACATGGGTCGCATAACCCCAAAACAGCTTAATAATATCTATAACGGGTTTGATGTTTTTTGCCTGC